CCAAAAAAGTTCGCGGCCGGTAATTTGGTAGAGCCTGTAGGGCACGTTATTGTTCAAGGCGCGCCAAGTATTGCAGCACATGGCGCTTATGTGGCACCGTCTATTCCAGATATTAAACCATCTTACCTTGCTGCTAAAACAGGCAACTATGGTAAAGCGCTAGAAACAGCCGGCGATATTGCAGCAGCAGTAGCACCATTTACCCCAGCCGTTGTTGGCACTCAATTAGCTATGTACTCACCAGAGGTTGGTAGTGCTACAATTGAAGGTTGGAAACAACACGAAGCTGACATGGCTGCGCAAAAACAAGCNGATGTTGCTGAAAAAGCAAAACGCGCCGCCATGTATGATTACAGCAAGTTTAATTTTTATAAGCGTAACAAATAATTTATGGCAACTCCAAAGATCCCGTTACAACAAGGTGCTAACCTTTCAAGTTTAGACCGTCCTGAGATAGAAGATGAAGAGTCTGAGTCTCTTGAAGAGGCACTCAACTTAGATACAGGCGACGGCGATCTTGATGAAGACATGATTGAACTGGAAGACGGTTCAGTTATTGTAAACTTTAATCCAACTAAAAGCCCACTAGAGCGCCCAGAGTTTTATGCCAACTTGGCTGAAACAATGGACGAGTCTGTGCTGTATCAGTTAGCTACTGAGTACCTTGAGTACATTGACATTGACCGCGAAGCACGCAAAGAGCGTGACAAACAGTATGAAGACGGACTACGCCGCACTGGCTTAGGTAAAGACGCACCCGGCGGTGCTACTTTTGATGGTGCATCAAAAGTTGTGCATCCAGTTATGGCAGAGTCTTGCGTAGACTTTGCTGCGTCAGCATCACGTGAATTGTTACCACCTGAAGGTATTGTTAAATCTGAGATTAAAGGTGAAGCAGATCGTCAACGTCTGAAGATTGCTGATACCAAAGCAGAGTTTATGAACTGGCAGCTCACTGAGCAGGTGCCAGAATATCGTGATGAGATGGAGCAACTGCTCACTCAACTACCCCTTGGTGGCTCACAGTACCTTAAATGGCGTTTTGACATAGAGCAAAANCGCCCGATTTGTGAATGGATTCCCATTGACAACATGTTGTTGCCATATTCAACAACCAACTTTTACACATCTCAGCGCGTTACTGAGGTGCAAGACATTACTGAAGACATTTACCAGCAACGTATTGATCAAGGTATCTACATTGACCTTGAAAATGCAAACTACACCGCTGAAATTGACACAGAACAACAAACAAGATCACAACAAGCCAACGATAAGATTGAGGGTAAGAGCTTACCATCAACCAATATTGACGGTGTTCGCCGCATTTATGAAATTACTTGCTTTGAACGCTTGGAAGATGACGATGAAACTGATGGAAAACGAGCACCTTACATTTTAACAATTGATGAGTCAAGCGGAAAAGTCTTGGCTTTGTATCGCAACTGGGCGTACGGCGATGAAAAACTTACAAAACTGGATTGGTACGTCGAATTTAAGTTCATACCTTGGCGTGGAGCTTACGCGATTGGATTACCTCATCTTATTGGTGGTCTTGCCGCCGCTCTTACNGGNNNTTTGCGTGCTCTTCTTGATGCTGCTCACATCAACAACAGCCAGACAATGCTTAAACTCAAAGGTGGACGCATTGGTGGGCAGTCAGACCGAATCGAGCCTACTCAAGTAATTGAGATTGAAGGTGCTCCCGGCGTTGATGACGTTCGTAAATTGGCAATGCCGTTGCCATTTAACCAACCATCATCCGTTTTATACAACTTACTGGGTTGGTTAACCACCGCTGCTAAGGGTGTTGTCACCACTGCAGAAGAAAAAATTGGTGAGGTTAACTCTAACACCCCAGTTGGTACAACACAGGCGTTGATTGAGCAAGGTGCTAAGGTGTTCTCTAGCATCCATGCACGTTTACACCGCGCCCAAGCTAAATCATTGGCAATTCTGTCACGAATTGACCACTGGTACTTGGAAGAGATGGACAATGAGTCNGGCACAGAGGTAGAAGTTCGTCATTTTGCTGAAAATAANGACATTCGCCCAGTTTCAGACCCNAATATNTTNTCAGAAACACAGCGTTTAGCTCAAGCACAAGCCGTTTTGCAGATGGCAACTCAGGCAAACCAAACTCAACCCGGCATGTTTGACATGCACGCAGTTTACAATCGTATTTTAAAGCAGCTTAAGGTTCCAGCAATCAATGAGATTATGCCAAACCCAGACGGTTTGAAAGAATCTAATCCAGCACTGGAAAATGTGTCTATGAGTATGAACAGACCAGCTGCTGCATACCCCGATCAGGACCATATTAGCCACATTAAGATTCACATGGCTTATGCACAGGATCCAAACTATGGTGGCAACCCATTAATTGGGCCAACTTTTGCACCGCACGCTGTTGAGCACATTAAACAACACTTAACGCTGCATTATTTGCAGTCTATGCGTGCTACGGTGGCAACTGCAGCTGGTGGTGAGGACGCATTTAAGTTAAATCAAGAGCAACCACTAGATATTGAAGCTCAACGCGCACTAGCATTAGCTTCTCAGCTGGTTTCTCAAGATTCACAGCAATTATTTGCACCAATCCAGCCACAGATCCAGCAGTTGGTACAAAAAGTACAACAGATGCAACAAACTAAGCAACAAAACTTGCTTAACAACGATCCAACAGCTCAAGTATTGCTNAAAACNCAGATGGCTGAGACACAACGCAAAACACAAGAGTTTCAAGCCAAGATTCAGTCTGAAATGCAACGNGCTCAGCAGGATTACCAGCTTAAAGTGGCTGAGTTGCANCAAAAAGTTAACGAGTTGCAAGCTAANTACACAACGCAAACCAATATTGATAACCAGCGCAATGCAACTGACATCGCAATGGCAAATATCAACAACGCCGCTAAAGAACGGGTGGCAATGATCACCGCGGGCGCTCAAATGGACNTGCAACAGCAACAATTAGAACACGAACAAGACCTGTCAGCTATGGAAGCAATCCATGCTTCCAATTCTGAAATCCGTCAACATGGTTTGGCAGTAGAGCAACAAAACTTCCAAGCACAAGCTGACATGGTTAAGCAAAAAGCGCAGCAAGATGCTCAGTATCAATCACAAGCGCAATTAGCAGCACAGCAACATAACCAACAACTGCAACAAAATCAGCAGCAAGCAGATTTACAACCAGAACCACAACCACAACAACCTACTGAAGGACAATAATGGCAAAAGACCAACTGGGTTTTCGTCACACCTATAAACAAACCGGTACTGCATCTGCAAGCGCTGGTGGCGACACATCCGTAACTGACATCGACAAAGGCCCTGCAGGCTCACACCGCGATAACAACTGGAAGATTGGTGCAAGCCAAGCCAAGTTGCGTAACGCTGGCAAGATTGGCCCCGGCAAGAANCTTAATGAAATTGAAGGCGGTAATTTCTACTAATTAGGGCGGAATTATCGTCTTTCTTGTATACATGGTTATATGAAAGACTTAATTTCTGAATTAATTGAGCGCTTGAAAAGCGCTGACAAAGAATTGACGACAGCCATAGCATCGGCGGTCAATGTCCACACTTTTGATGCTTATCAAAGACTTGTGGGCAAACGCGAAGGGCTATTAGAGGCCCTCGATATTATAAACCAAATCCTCAGCGAGGATGACGAAGATCTGTAAAGATCGAGGAGCAATGAAAATTGTTTGATATGAAGGCGAAGGACGATCCAGATTTACGGACGGAAGAGCAGGTATTTCCAGAAATAGATCATGGTATCGAAGTAGTGGGAGATCGTGTTTTACTCCAGCTCCGTAGAGAGAAAACAACTTCAAAAGGTGGCATTGTGCTCGTACAAGAGACACGCGACACCATTAAATATAATGAAGTGGTTTGCAAGGTCCGAGAAGTTGGACCCTTGGCGTATCGTAACCTAGATGATTTGTCGTATTGGACCGAAGGTCCATGGTGCAAAGAAGGTGACTTAGTACGTTCAATCAAGTGGGGTGGTGATCGGGTTGTAATTGATCCCGACGATGGTGACGCACCTGTGGTGTTTATTACAGTTCAGGCACGTGAAATCATTAGTAAAATTAAATCTTTTGCGCATGCACAACGCCAAAAAGCGTTTGTGGATTAATTAACTTTTGGGATAAAAGTATGTCAGAAAAAGAAGAAGTAATTCTCCCGATTAAGGAGAAAGAAGATGGTTCTGTTATTGCGGCAATTGAGCCAGATAACGAGCATCTTTTAGGTGAAGAGGCCACTGAAGGCGAAGACAAACCTAAGAAAAAGAAAAAAGACAAAGAAGAAACAAGTAGCGAAGACGAAGAATATGCTGCAGAAGATGCTGCTGACGACGATGCTGCTAACACTGATGAAGAGCGCGAAGAAATTCGCAAAGCCCGCCGTGAAGAGCGCAGGCTTAAAAAAGAGCTAAGAAAACAGCGTGATGATTCTGCTAAAAACAAGATCACAGCGTTAGAGCGTCGCAACGAAGAACTGGCACGCCGCTTAGCTGAAGTAGAAAACACATCAGCATCTTACAAATTTGCTCAGGTTGATAAGGCAGTAGAAGACGAGCAAACCCGCGTTGAATACGCAAAGATGAAGTTGTTACAGGCTTCCCAAGCACAAGATCCTGTTGCTCAAGCAGAATACTTGGAACAGTTGCAAGACGCTAAAGTGCGTTTAGCTCAAATCCAAGCGTATAAAAAGCAACAGTTGGAAGAAGCAAAACAACCAAAACAAAATGTACCTAACCCTGTCGCAAACGAAGTACGTAAAAATGCAGACAAGTGGTTAAACAAGAATAAATGGTTTGATCCACAGGCAAGAGACACAGATAGTAAGATTGCCAAAGTAATCGACCAAGAATTAGCTGCAGATGGCTGGGATCCTTCAGACCGTGAATATTGGGATGAATTAGACAGCCGTTTGCAAGCCCGTTTACCTCACCGGTATGCGTCAAAAGGTGAAAAGAAAAGCCGAAACACTGGGCCGACAGCATCAAGTCGAACAACAAACCCCAGCAATAAATCGGCAAACACAATCACCCTTAGTAGAGACCGTGTGCAAGCAATCAAAGAAGCAGGAGCTTGGGATGACCCAGCGCGCCGTGCCAAAATGATTCGCGCATACGCCCAATTTGACAAACAAAACCGTAACGGATAAAGGTAAACTAAAATGGCAACAAATTCAAGAAATAAACGTGACTTAGAAGATCGCTTACTCGACCGAGTGGCCGAAGTTAAAGCTAGATCTGAAAGTTCAGAAGATATATCAAATAGGGAACGTATTGAAGCGTTCCGTGATAGATGGCAAAACTCAGCTTTGCCAGACCTACCCAAGGATGCAATCCCGGGGTATCATTTGTGCTGGTTATCCACCACAAATAATTATGACAGTATCGACAAACGCATGGCGTTGGGTTATGAACCAGTGAAAGCCGGAGATTTAGGAACAGGCTTTGAAGCACTCGGTAAGATGAGCTCGGGCAAGTTTGAAGGCTGTATCAGTTGTAACGAAATGGTTCTCTTTAAGTTACCAGAAGAAGTCTATCAAGAAGTGATGAAGATGTTCCACCTCGAGGATCCCCTCGAACACCAACGCAATATTACGGAGCAAGTCCGTGGTGCTGCCGAAAGTGGCAAAGGTGGCAGGTCGATTCTTGAAGGAGGTCTTTTGGAGATGGATAAGGAAACCAGAAAAGCGAATAGCAATATTCGTTTCTCTTAACATTCTTCAAAAACAAAGGAAAAATTAATGTCTACGACATACCAACCCTTTGGTCTGAAGCCGGCTTACCACCCAAGTGGTCTAGACCGTGCGACTCAATTTGTTGGCACAAACAGCTTCCAAGCTGCTACTGACAACACTTATAACGCACCTTATGGACTCACAACAGGTCAGGCTTTTTACCAATACCAACCAGTTGAGATCAACTCTTCTGGCCAATTAGTTCCTGCCGCTACTGCTGCTGCAACAAGCCGTTTCTTCGGCGTGTTCGACGGCGTAGAGTTCACTGACTCACAAGGTCGTCGCTCTGTAGCTAAGTGGGCTTCTAAAGCAACCCTCGATGCCTCTACACAAATCATTTTCTGGGTATTTAGTGATCCAGCTTTGGTTTATGAAGCTCAAGTAAACGGTTCTGTTTCTCCAACAGCAATCGGACAAGAGTACAACTTTGATGCCACTAACAACCCAACCGTAGGTTACTCTATCGGTAACGGTGGTGCTGGCTTTAGCCANACAG